TTATTCGCTGGGGATCTCTGGCCAGGTGATCATATTCATAGCTGTACGCAGGTCTTCGATGGTCCTGTGAGTGTATACTTTTTCTGTGATATCCTGGATTTCATGACCAACGATTAACTTTAGGACATATTCGTTTATGTTGGATTCCTTTGCCTTGGTAATAAAGGTGTGCCGGGTGTCGTGAGGCTTGTGGGTCATATTCAGGCGTGACATAACCTTTTTGAAACGGTTTCTGTATTTGTCATATGTAAGATGAGTTCCCTGCTGCCCATCCGGATCATTGAAAAGATATTCGCTGTGCATAGAAGTGGCCTGATTGTAATTGCGGCGAACCAGATCCATGATCTGTGGGTGAATAGGAACGGTACGATTCTTTCCGGCATCTGTTTTCAGTCCACCGATAAAAGTCATATTTTCAAAGTCAATATCTGCAATTTTCAGGACAGCCAGTTCCTGCGGCCGCCAGCCAGAATATATTCCGATCAGAACCATATCTGCAAAAGGAATTTCAAGATGGGACCAGAGAGACAATATTTCCTGATCAGAAAAAGGAACACGGATGATTTTAGGCTTAGGCTGCTGCACACCATCACAGAGCTGGGCATAGTCTTTAGTTACAATTTCATGTTTCATGGCATATCGGTACATAAGATTGAATAGGCTTTTCATTCGTGCTTTTGTGCTGTCACCGACCTGAGCATTACGAATAGTTTTTTCCAGATGCTCGACCCGGATATCTTTCATTTTGATATTGTATAGTGGAGCACAGTGCTTATATGCAGAAGTAATAGTACGGACACTGGAAGGACCACCCAGGGTAGGGAAATGTACATCAGACCATGCTTCGTACACATCACTAAAAGTGGGTTCTTTGGCAAATAAATCGTAGGGATTTTCGTTATATCGGGTAAGAGCTTCCAAAGCTTCTTTTCTGGTGCTAAAGTATCCAATAGCTTTTTTGACTTGTTTTGCCTGATTGGTTTTGGTGTCGATTTCCCATCCGGTTGTTTTACTGGCTGCCCAGGGTTTACGTCTCTTTCCGGGAAGTTTATAAACAGATCCGAAACCATTTGGTAACTTCATAAATATCATCCTCCTTGTAAAAATGGGTACAAAAATAACAGCCAGCGAACGAGTGTTTCGCTTGCAAGGCTGCTCCGAAGATGATACAATAATTTTGCAAAATGAGGTATCTCTTCGGAGATCCACCACCGTCCCGGTATTGGCGTACTGGGGCGGTTTTTAATATTAATTTTCGGAAATTATATCATAAAAAACATTTTCGGGAATAATCTCTATATCATATCCATCAAGCTTTAACTTTTCAGCTTTTTTCTGTTTGGAGCTTTTTCCGTCTTTGATGGATTTACAATAATCATTATTACCTAAAATGAGATAATTAGTTTTTTTGGTTACGCTGTCGGCATTTTTTCCACCAAGATCAGCAACGATTTGCATTGCTTCCTTGCGTACCATTTTTTCAAGTGTTCCGGTAAATACGCATACTTTTCCATATAACAAATTAGATGTATCAAAATCAGTTTTAGAAGTGCTGATGTCATCTGCTCTAACACCACTTCTGGAACGTCTACATGCTTTGCTAAATGCTTCTAATGATTCATATTTTTCTATAATTTCATTAACGAGACATATATAGCATTTAGAAGTTATTTCTACATCACTTAAGGCTCTATGTGCATTTTCATAACTGAGATTATAGTATTGAACTAAATCAGATAATTTATGATGGTTAAGTTCCTTATGTATACGTCTAGAAAGTCTCATAGTGTCGATGAAGTCATTAGATAAATACTTGTGGATAACGTGTTCACAATTGTCATATAGAAAATTAATATCAAAATTAACGTTATGTCCTACAAGAATGGAATTTCCAATAAAGGAATAAAATTTTGATAGTACCAATGCGGTAGAATCTGCTTTTGATAACATTTCATCAGTTATTCCGGTAAGATTAACGATAAAGTCATCCAAAAAAGATTCATCGGTGGTAAAATCATCTGGTTTTATAAGAGAAGTGAAAGTATCGACAAGATTTCCTTTATGAAATTTTGCAGCAGCGATTTCAATAATACTATCCCAATCAGGCGAAAGTCCTGTTGTTTCGATATCAATGACACAGTAATCATCTGGAAAAGAGATAACATTTTTTCCCTTGTACTGTCGATCATGAGTAAAACTTATTTTTTCTCCAGTTAAAATATCAAATCCGATTGTCATATGTGACTCCTTTTACTTTATTTATAATCATTAAAAGCTTGTATAAGATCTTCAGAAGCTTCACCCATCAGAACGTATTTTCCGTTTATAGCTAAAGCATTTATTGTATAACCATCAATGCCTTCAACTGAAATGGCATCTCCAGAAACTAATTCTTTATATTGGGTAGAAGACATATCGTATTCGTAAATTTCAGCATCACCATATTTAAAACCAGATATGGCACCAACCATATCAGCGGCCATTTCAATACGTTTGCCAGAAAGAACATTCTTTTTAAGTAAATAGTCTTCCATATTATTATTCTTAGTATCATCAGACTGATATTTTTTTAATTTGGAAGTAAGGTCATCGACTTGCTTTTGTAAATCATCAACCTGCTTCTGCAAGGCAGCGATTTTGTCGTCTTTTGTATCTGCAAAAACAGCTACGGACGGAGAAAAAACAAAAATAGTGGTAAGCAAAATTGCTAAAAACTTCTTTTTCATAATATCCTCCCTTTAAAATATAATATCCATAAATAATACGATATTCATTATGGAAAATCCCTTGTTCAGATTATAAAGTATTAATTTTTATTACAGCCAACTGCGGAATAAAATAGATTATATAATTGTCCATAGCAACATACTGTCCGTACTTGGAACGGTAACAGTCTATTACTTCGGTAAGATAATTCTCCGGTACATCCAGATATTCTGCCATCTCATGAAGACTCCGGCAGCGAGATTCATAAGCATTGATGATCCCGATCAGCCCTACTCGAAGATTATAGCCATAAAGTCTGGCCCGGTATTCCTGCTTTCGGTTCATGACATCAGTTGACTGATCCAGAATATTACCTGTGGTAGTATAGTGGTGGCCAAGTTCCTCAGCCAGAATACAGGACTTTTCTGCCTGAGTTTTAATTCCTTTTCTGATAGCTACAGTTCCATCACAATATAACCCCTTTATTCTTTCAGTTTCAAATGGATAATCTATAACATCTATACCGTCCCTGCAGGCGGTATCTAGTAATTTTTCGTATGTATTCAATTCAAAACCTCCCGCTCGTGTATATTGAAATTGACAAATATTTTTAAGTGACTTATAATATACTTAACAAGACAGCTGGAACGATAGCTGAAACCTATCCGTTTCTGGCGTTATAAGAGTTATAGAAATAGCATCCTACTTTACCAGAGCGGGGATGCTATTTCTTATTGTTCAGATTCAGAATGGCTACGATTAAAAGTCCTACATTTAGGATAATCATAAATTCTTCATATGTACTCATAAGCCCCACTCCTTTCTGCAAGACTCAGAAACGGAGTGGTACCGCATCCTTCCAGTTGCCTGGGTAAGTATATTATATTGTCAAAACATATCTGGCAGATCTGCCAATTATTCCCGTTTCATTTTTTACTCACAGTACTGTAAAGCACAGATATTATTTTCTTTTACCTTTTACAAATTCTGCGAACTGACGGATTTCATTCAATTCATCTTCTGTATATTCCTCGCTATCGAAGTGAGCAGCGAGAGTAGTAGGTTGTCCATGAGAATCATCTGCCAGATAGTCAATGGTACAGCCAAGATATGCAGAAAGTTTTTTTAATGTAGAAAGTTTTATATTATCAGTTCCTTTTGTATAAAAACCGGCGATTGTAGTATATGGAATACCGGCTTCTTTTGAAAGGATAGACTTATTGATTCCCTTTTCAGCCATTAATTCATCTAACTTATCAGTGAATGACATATCTAATACCTCCTGTTAAATTCTATTATACATATAAAAATAACTTTGTAAAGTAAAAAAATACCCTGCAAAGTAAAAAAATGTATTTTATGGGTTGACAAACTACCCTGCAACGTATAATCTATAATCAAAGTTACCTTACAGGGTAACAGAAAGGAGGAGAAAATGTTTTTTAACTTAAATGCCGAAATGGGAAGAGCCAAATTAACCATTAAGAAGTTATCTGAGATTACGGCTATAAACTATGAATCTTTAAAATTGAAACTCAGAGGTGTTACAGAATTTAAGCTGAGTGAAATGATGGCAATTAAGAGAAAAGCTTTCCCAGATAAGACATTGGATTACTTATTTGCAACTGAAAACGACAAGTAATCATTCATTTGAAGGGAGGAGGTGAGAAGTGATGGATACATCAAAAGAAGAAATTGTAAACCTGCGTAAGCAGATAAACAGGTTAAAAATTAGTTTAATGTTTACGCAGGTATTGATGATTGCATTGCTGCTTATTTTGGGGTATCAGTGTCTTTGGTCAATTTGGAATTATCATTATCTTCTTCAACAGATAAGCATGTGTCTTGATTCTGTGAATACTGTTTATTCTGCTCTTCAACAGTTTTTTGCAACTCTTTGATCGCTTCGGCTTCACTGGAAGAAGAAGTATCTATGTTGTGAAGGAGTTGTTGCAGTATTTCATTTTGGGCACGTTGGAGCTCAATTTGGGTTTCTTCAATTTGCGTTTGTTTAATCTGATCTTCTTGTGATGAATTGAACTGAACAACAGCAATAGAGATTGTGAGGATTGTCGAAATAATTAGGTTTATAAGAGTCAGCAAAATAGAAGTAGGCATTTTTATTCTACTGTTTCCAATGGGAATATATATGCAATCGGGAAATTCGTATATTTTAACAGCGGATTCATCAACAATTACAAAATCATCTTCAGGTAAATTATTGAGATTGTCTGGGCGGTCAAAAGATGGTTCAGGGGCAATATCAATAAGCTGTTGCTGAAGACTTTGAAGCGAAATCATAGTTTTCAGAGATTCACTTAAATTGTTGTACATATTGGTTGTTATATTATCTCGGACAGCCGCTGTCATAGCTTCTGACATTATGGAAAGCGAATTAGTAAGTGAAGAAATTATACTCGGTGTATATAACTGAAAAAAGTGCTTATAGGATTTAACCATTTCTTCTTGAAGCTGGCCAATTTGAGATGTTATAGAGTCAGAAGAAAAAATAGTTTGTAAGTAACCATCATACATATGCGAAATTCTATTTAAAGAATCTTGAAGTGCTGAGCTTAAAAAAAGTGTATTTTTTTGATTGTTTTTCATTGAAACCTCCTTATTCAACAGGTATGCCAGTACCTGTGATACAAGAATAGGAAAGAAATGGGGAAAAGTCAAGTAATCATTTATTTGAAGGGAGGAGGTGATCGGAGATAAAAGAAACCAAAATTCAGTTTACAGATAATGAAAACAGATATTTTGTTTCCATTCAAAAACGGTTATCTGGAAAATGGCGTGTATATGTTACAAAGCAGAAAGAAAGTGATCATGGCAATTTCAGTACACCAATTACTTATAAGATAACAGCCAGTACCGTTAAAGAAACATTGGAATACTGGCTGATTAGATTAAAAAATTATTTTCTTAAAAAGAAACATAAGTAAAGTAGATAAGGTGGATGAAGCAGTGTCAGATAAAGCATCGGAAGAAATTTCTGATAAAAAATCTTTTATTTTTGATTCTTTCTTTTTTTCAGATAAAGCAGGATTTTTGAGTTCATATAAAAGAGTTTCCAATACTTCTTTTATTTCGGGATCAAGTTCTGAATTCTGTACATCAGCAATGAGTTGATTGTAGTTGTTGGATATTGTGTTTCCTGAACCAGTAACAAAAATATTGTTATTTCCTGAAATAGAAGGGACAGTATCATCTTGAAAGCCGTTTTCTACGAAGTGAATACCTTTAGGAGTGAGCTTAATTCCACAAAAACCAGTTGCTCGATATTCGTATTGAATATATCCGTCATCACACAAAGCATCTAAACAACGGATGGTAAGTTGTTTTTCACGGTTATCCTTTGAAAATTCATACTGCATTGAACGTTCACCGGTTTTTTGGTAATAAGAGTAGGCATCTTCTAAATATTCTTTTTCTTGTTGAAACATAAAACGTCTCCTTTCTATAGATTTAGGTATGCCAGTACCTGTGATACAAGAATAGGAAAGAAACTAAGAAAAGTCAAGTGCAGGCCAGTAAGACTGGATAAGAGGTGAGATAAATAAAAGAATCAGAGACACGTACTGTTAAAGTAAAAGTGACAGGATATAAGAAAACTCTGAAAAGAGTGAAGAAATTAAGAAAAGAAATGAAACAGCTCAGCAAAACTGTTGAGGAGCTTGCTGAGCTGAAAGGAAAGTTATTCTGACTCTAGTTTGATGTCTATACCACATTGAGGGCACTTGATGATACTGCCAATATCGTCAAGTGATGGAAAACTGGCAAATGCGTATCTGGCAGATGAAGCAGGAGCATTGGATGATTATCCGGTAGAAGCAATGAGATCTTCACAGATTACTTTGTTTAATAAACTTGGAATTATCATCAGTACACAGTATCCCAACGATAATAACGTGATGATCGATGAAATTGACATTGCGAAAAAGACTTTGGACGGTCTGCTGGATGATCGGCGATATTTTGCTTTGCTTTACGAACCAGATGATGATCTGAAGCAGGGAGAAGCCTGGCAGACTGATGATCGTGCGATTTATCAGAGCAATCCGGTTGCAGTATCCCATCAATATATTTTTGATGAGATAAAAAAGAAACGTACCTTAGCAGTCCTTTATGAGAATAAAAGAGAAAATTATCTTTGCAAGCATAACAATATTCTCTATAAGGGACTTGGTGTGGAAGGTTATATAGATATTCAGAAAGTGAAACTGTGCAGGATCCAACCAGATCCACAGTGGTGGAATGGCCGTCAGGTATGGGTTGGAGTAGATCTTTCCCAGACGGATGATAATACTGCGGTGGCGATGGTGACAGAAGATAACGGATATATTTACGCTAGGGTAATGGGATTTATTCCAAAAGAGAAAATTAACATAAAAACCCAGAAAGAACATGTGGATTATCAGAGAATGATCAGTAAAGGGGAGTGTATTGCATGTGGTGAGGAAGTAATTGATTACAGTGTAGTGGAAAATTATGTGATACATCTGCTGGAAGAAGAATACGGAGTAATTGTGGAACAGGTTGGATATGACCGCTACAATGCAATTTCAAGTGTCCAGAAAATGGAAGCAGAAGGGCTGGAGTGTGTGGAAATCAAACAGCATAGTTCCGTCCTGCATCAGCCAACAAAATGGTTAAAAGAGCTGATCCTGCAGCAGGCATTCCGATATGAAGAGAACCGGCTTCTGGAAATCAATTTTCAGAATGCGAGATGTACAGAAGACACAAACTTAAACAAATATGTCAACAAAAAGAAATCCACCGGTAAGGTAGATGAGGTAGTTGCATTGATCAATGCGATGTATCTTTTACAGCAATATTTACTGAACGGTGACAATTTTGTTGCCCAGACAGCATAGGAGGGATAGCAAGGGGAATTTGGAAACGGAAAAAACGTGCGGATCCGGATGTGGAACCGGAAGTAGATGCCGCTATTTTAAGAGCCTGGTTATCAGGAGAAAGTATTGGAAGGGAAGGAGCAATGAATATTCCGTCCCTGGCCGGATGCCTGAATAAGATCGCAGGGACAATGGCAGCAGTTCCAATAAAGCTGTATAAACGGGAAGATGACAGGATCACAGAAGTGACGGATGACAGGCGAACGATATTACTGAATTCTGAAACAGGGGATACGCTAGATGCTTATCAGATGAAACGGGCAGTTGTTCTGGATTGGTCAACACCAGATATGACACACTCACAGGAGCACTGGGAGGGTTGTGGAGGACGATCCAGGTTGATGTCCTGCAGCCGGTAGGAACGATGCTGATCCCGTATGTGGAGAAGGGAATCACTGTGATTGATTCCCTGGTAGATCACTGGAACGAGCTGGACCCGGCTACACAGAAAACCATTGTGAAGTTTGCAGCCGTGGCTGCAGCAACCGGTCCGGTATTGCTAGGAGCCGGAAAGGTATCATCTGGAATTGGTGGAGTGATAAAAGACTCTGCAAAATTGAGTGGAGCAATTGAACGACTTACGGATGGAAAAACTGGTTTTAAAGCTCTTGGAGTAATTATGAAAGGGCCGGTTGGAATTGGCATAGCAGCTGTGGCAGCAGGAGCGTTTCTAATCTATAAAAACTGGGACAGAATCAGTCCTCTGCTCGGAAAAACAGCTGCACGGTTTGAATCGTTCTGGAATACCGTACAGCCACAGCTCCAGCCGTTTTTAGGACTATGTACAGAAATAGGCTCTTATCTGGAGAGCGGATTTATAAAAGCTGTACAATTTGTATTCTCAGAAGGATCGGATGTGATTGTAATATTCTTTGAAGGTGCAAGCCAGTATATAGACGGTTTTCTTGGCGTTCTTGAGGGAGTTACAACATTTATGAATGGAGTGTTCACTGGAAACTGGGAAAAAGCATGGAAAGGCTTAAGGGATATTGTTTCCAATTCTTTCGGAATGCTGGAAGCCCTTGTAAAAACCCCGATGAATGCAGTCATTTCCATTGTAAATGGTGCGATCAGCAGGATTAATTCTATCCATTTCACAGTTCCGGATTGGGTACTTGGAATTGGTGGTAAAAGCTGGAAAGGGCTTAACATTCCGCAGATTCCAGCTCTGTCAAAAGGAACCGATAACTGGCAGGGCGGTATTGTACAGATCAGTGAGAAGGGCGGAGAGATCGTTGACCTGCCAAGAGGTACAAGGGTATATCCACATGATGAATCTGTCCGAATGGCACGTTCCGAGAATAAAGGTACAGTAATTACCATAGCGAAACTGGCAGACAGCATTATTGTTCGTGAAGAAGCAGACATTGACCGGATCGCGGAAAGAATTGTAAAGAAAATAAAAGAAACCAATGATAATCTTCCGCAGACAGCGGTAGTATAGGAGGCGTAAATGATTAGTAAGATGGAAATATGGCTGAAATGCGGAAAAGATTCCATACAGCTTCCGATACTGCCAGCATCCTATAACGTTACAAGGGATGCCGGACATGAAACCGTGAACGTCCAGAACCTTGGAGATGTCACAATCCTTGGAAAAAGAGGACTCAGTTCCATAGAACTGGAGTCCTTTTTTCCAAATAAGGATTATTCCTTTGCAGCATATAAGAAAAAGCAGAGTCCATGGGAATATGTGAAGAAAATACTTTCCTGGCAGGAAAAAACACTCCGTCTGGTTGTTACCAAAACCAAGATTAATATGCAGGTGGTGATCAGCTCCTTCTCATACGGGGAGGAAGATGGAACTGGAGATATCAAATATAAGCTGTCTTTGATGGAATACCGGGCACCTAAGTACACAAAACCAAAAAAGAAAAAGACATCAAAGACTGCAGCTTCCACAACGAAAAAGAATATAAAGCAGGGAACGAAACGGGAAACGTCCAAAACGAAAGCAAAGGTGCATATTGTTTCCGGAAACGATACCTTGTGGAGTATTTCCAAGAAATATTACGGAACTGGATCATATGCGAACAAGATCTACGAAGCAAACAAGACCATTATCGAGCGGACTGCAGTAAAACATGGATTCCGCAGCAGTGCCAATAAGGGTGTGAACGGATGGTGGATCTTTGATGGAGAAAGGCTTGTGATACCATGAGATTAAAGTGGAAAGAGAATGATATAACAAAATATGTCACAAGCGTTACCTGGTCCGGAAGTGCACGTCAGGCAGCCCGGACCGTTGCGTTTTCTGTAGCATACAGTCCGAATGATAAAAGTGTAGAGACACTGGATATCAAGCTGGGAGATAAGATCGTATTTTATCCGGATAGCAATCAGAAAGTGCATTTTTTCGGGGCAGTTACGGAAAGAAACAGGAGTTCAGATGCCGGAGAGCTGCAGTATACGGCAAAGGATCATATGATCCATCTGCTAAGATCCAACGGGACATACCGGTTCCGGAACAAAACGCCGGAAAAGATTACGGAAATGGTATGTAAGGATATCGGTATAAACGTCAGAAACCTTGCAAAGACTGGACTGGTGTTAAATAAGATGTTTTTCCAGGAAAGGCCATATTATGAAATTATTATGGCTGCATACACAAAAGTGTACAGGAAGAATAAAAAGCCGTACATTGCCCAGATGAATGGGGATACCCTGGAAGTGATCGAAAAGGGGAAGACGATCCCGGGATTTCACATTAAGCAGGGTGAACGGATCCTTGAATCGTCTTACAGCGAGAATATGGATGATATGGTAAACCGGGTGTATGTATATAATTCTTCAAATAAGAAGATCGGGATCCTTACCAACACACGCTGGGCGAACATGTATGGAATATTCCAGAGCGCGATCACTGTGGATTCCGGTAATGGCAAGCAGGAAGCAATGAACGAGCTGAAAGGAATCAGTAAAAATGCAAGCCTGACATCAACAGGGGATTACCGGTGTGTTTCCGGTCTTGGGGTGATCATAGAAGATTCCAGGACAGGACTGAAAGGGAGATTTTGGATTGAGAGTGATTCCCATGAATGGAAAAATGGATCCTATACGATGAAGCTTGATCTGGAATTTAAGAATATCATGGACACGCAGGAAGAGGATGAAGAACAGACATCCTCAAGCTTGTCTGATTTATCAGAGAGTTCTGCTTTGGAAGATGTTCTGAACCAGGCAAGATCCTGGATCGGGATTGGGGAAAATCCGCCTGGAAGCAATCATAACGAGATTACGGTTTTGTATGGAATGGATGCTGCCTGGTGCTGCATGTTTATCTGGGCCTGTTTCAATAAGAGTGGACATGCAGATCTGTTCATGGGAGGAGCAAAAGAAGCTTATTGTTTTAATGTCCGGGATTACTACCAGGCTCGCGGAAAATGGGGCAGTACCCCGAAAAAAGGAGCTTTAGTAATTTATGGTGGTCAGGGACATATTGGAATTGTTGAAAGTGTCAATAGTGCTGGTGGATACACAAGCATTGAAGGCAACTATGGCGATGATGTGAAAAGAAGAGATTCCCATCAGAATGTCCTTGGATTCTGTTACATAGATTATCCGGTTACAAAATCGGCCGAAGGAAGCGATGAGGTGATAAGCGGAACAACCGTAGCGGTTCCGGGATCTGTAGCACAGACAGGGATCATAAAAGACTACACAAACTATTCCTATTTCTTTGGAAGATGGAACAGTGGCAGCACCCAGAAGATAATAGCAGATCTGTGGGAAAATAATGGAAAGCAAGGGAAGAATGGTATTGCAACCATCAATGGCTATTACCTGATAGCTCTCCGTCCGGTGTTTGGTTCCGCAGGTGATGTTGTAAGCGTGGTTCTGGAAGACGGAGCACGCTTCAATGCGATCATAGCAGATGAAAAAGGTGATGATGCCGGAAACCAATGGGGCCATGTGTATTCCGGTGCTGTGTCGATCGTGGAGTTTGAAAGCCTGGGAAATTCCGAGACAAATAATGGAGCGCAGCTTAATATCGGGCAATGGGCCGGAAAGAAAGTGACGGCGATCATTAACGGAGGGAGGTACAGCGGGCTATGACTCCTTATGAAGAGTTAATTGAGCAGATGAGAAAGGCGGGACGTTTTTACAACCCTCAGGTGCCGGAATTTGGCATAATGGGCCATGACGGGAGAGTAAAAATAGGATCGGGAATAATAAATAAAAGTGACTATTCAGTAAGCAGCAACCTGGCTGTTGAAGACGGAATCAATCATCTGGAAGAAGGTGATAAAGTCTTATTGATGAAGATGAATGATACTGAGGAATTTGTACTGATTGCAAAGGTGGTGGACCCGGTATGATGTTTCCGTTTGCAGATACGGAATCCGATGATATTACAGAAGAGGAATACGTTCCGAAAGAATATGGAATTGATTTCAAAACAGGACAGTTGTCCGGGAAGATCGTGGAGGGCGTAGATGCTCTCATGGTATGGTGCTGGATCGCATTACATACGCCAAGGTACAGATATTATATATATTCAGATGAATATGGACAGGAGTTTGAGGACCTGATCGGAAAACAGTATTCTGAAGGATATACGAATTCAGAGCTGGAAAGAATGACGGAGGAGTGTTTATGTGTAAATCCATATATAGAAGGGATCACAGATTTTGAATGTGTGAAAAAGGATGAAAAGATCATGCTGTCATTCAAACTTATAACAACACTGGGAGAACAGGAGGCGGAGATCTATGTTTGAGGATATGACATTTGAAAATATCATGGAAGCCATGATGAAGGAGATGCCGGACGATATCGATACATCAGAGGGAAGTCTTCTGTATAATGCCTGTGCAAAACAGGCGGTCCAGCTGGAAGAGACATATATGTTTATGGCCGGGATAGAAAAGAACATGTTTGCAGATACGGCGGATCTGGAACACCTTATCCGGATTGGAAATGACATCGGATGTTTCATAAATGAAGCTACCTATGCAGAATTTGAAGCACAGTTCAATTGTGCAGTTCCGGCCGGCAGCAGGTGGAATTGCGATGAGTACAACTATACAGTGTTCAATGTGATTGATGAAAACAAGCATATATACAGGCTCGGATGTGATACATCTGGAAGCGGCCCGAATACCCTTTTATCTGATCTGGACCCGATAACTTTTGTGGAAGGGTTTGAGTGGGGAAAGATACTGAAATGCAGGCTGCAGGGAAAAGACCAGGAGGATACCGAACTGTATCGGTCAAGAGTGCTGAACAGCTACAATTATCGAGGTTTTGCCGGAAACAGGGAGTATTACAAAGGTAGGATCAATGAAATGCCTGGTGTAAAGGCCTGTAAGTTGGAAAGAGTTTCAAAACCAGATGATCAGATCAAGGTAATGATTGCAGGAGATTCTTTCCGGACTCCTGATGAGGACGTTGTGAAAGAAGTGCAGAATACCGTTGATCCGGTGGTGACAAGCGGAGAAGGCGATGGAATTGCTCCAATCGGACACAGGGTAAAAGTGGTTGGTGCAGAGGAAGAGACCGTAAATATCAATACAGAAATTACATTTGAATCCGGATACGCCTATGAAGACATTAAGGAATATATCAATCAGGCCGTTGAAGAGTATTTCCTTGAAGTAAGGGAAAAATGGGAGAAGAATGATAATCTGGTTGTAAGGATTCTGCAGGTTGAGAGAGCAATCGTGGATGTGACAGGGGTAGAGGATGTTGCAGGAACAACCCTGAACGGAGCAGCCAAAAACTATACAGTTGGGAAAAACAAGCTTCCTGTGAAGGGGGAACTGACATGCACGTCAAAGTAAACTATCCGGATGCCGTGATGCAGATCAGGGAAATCAAGTGTTCTGTTAAAGCTGGGGATATTATTGGAGAAAAACTGGAGAATCATATCCAGGAACTGGATGATAATATCACGGTAAAAGAATCCAGGAAAAGTGGAATTGAAAGAAGAGAGCGGATATTAAATATCCAGCCTTCAAGCAGCAGTGATTTGGAAACACGAAAAATTGCCGTGATTGCAAGATGGTGTATCTCGACTATGTATACGGAAAGGATTCTTCAGAAAAGACTGCAGAGTATGCTTGGGGATGGATACAACCTGGAAGTGAACATACAGCAGAAAACAGTATCCGTTACGTTGCAGTTGAAACACTATAAAAACAGAAAAGTAATATGGGAAATGCTGGAAGGAATCGTACCGCTGGACCAGATTATAGACGTTATCATTATTTATAATACATACCGTGCATACAAGCCCTTTACCTATAAAGAACTTAAGGTAAAAACATACGATCAGCTTCGAACGGAGGTAATACAGTGAAGAAAACAAAGAATTACGCAATGCCTTATCCGGAACAGGATGATTATTTCAATGTTGAAGATTTTCAGGATATGATGGTTTCCGTTGACAATCTCATGAAGAAATTATCAGATTCAGGAGCTCAGATAAGTAGCGATGCTGAACATTTATATAATCAGACAAAAGCCCAGATGGACAATATCCAGAAAAGAATGAATGCTTTTACGGCATTAAGAGATGGTTCAACAACCGGAGATGCAGAGCTGAAGGATATACGTGTTGCCTATGATGGAAAAGAATATGGAAACGCCGGAGAAGCGGTAAGGGAACAGGCTTCGGATATACATAAAGCTCTCTTTGGTGCCGGTGCTTCCATCTGGTCAAAGGCGAAATCAGAATCCACGAAATATGTTGCGGAAACCAAAGGAATTTGTATTTTAAATGAACGCTTTACGGCAGCAGGCGTGGTTGCCAAAATAAGCAGAGGTACTTTTGCACAGAATGAAAGTACATTAAATTTGGACAGAGAATGTTCGGCTTATATTGTAGAATTTGAAAAAAATCCAGGAACCGTATACATGCCCAGT